AACTCCACCAATGACCCTCCCATTTCTCCCTCTTTCCATCTGCAACAAAAAGAGCAAGGAAAGAAGGATGGCAGAATCCTATCCAAGGCAAGCCATCTAAAAAGTCAAAATCCTCTTCAGTCAACCATTTCTCTAAATCAGACCTAAAAGCCAGCCTGAGTTTCCGGTGCGTATGTAATCCATCCTTTTCCATCCCAAACAGCGAGTTTCCTCACCCCTCCATCTAAAAGCCAAATAAGGTCTCCCTTTTCTGCAGGAGGCAGACCCTTTCTCCTTTTCGTCTCATCTTTTACAAAGACTGGAATATTAAGTGCAGATTGATTCCCTCTTTCAGCCAGAGATGAAATCAGAATCGCTGCCCAAGATTTCCAGTCTTCATATTCACTCGGCGAAGGGAGACTTTCAAATTCCTTTCTCATCATAACCTTCCTTTCATTCTAGCGCCAAACAACTCTATGGCGGAAAGTTTCCAGATTGTTTCCGGCCCTTTATCCTCAATGCGGAATCGGAAGAACCTCGTGGTGAGTCTTGTCCAGCAAAGATTGTCAAAGTCCGAAAGTGGAAAAGCCTCCGTCCATTGCAGGGGGTCTTCCAGCCTATCCCTATAACCAATCTTAATAGTGGCTATAGTCGGCCCGAGATTCTTCAATTCCACATTAAAAGTGTCAATGTATTTCTGGTCTCGAGAACCAAGTTCAATATCCTTGCTTTCAATCCAGACTTCCTTCTCTCCCTTATTAGTTGAGATAAGAGTTCCGTCTACCCAAATCGTACCTAAACCTGAAACCATAACTTACCTCCATAACCGTGATAACCATAGCCATCATTACCATACCCAATCTTCCCTGTGGGGTTTTCAATCAAGGGAAGTTTACCATCACTTCTCTCCAGATTGGATGCGTTCTTCAAATCATCAATAAAGAGAACTCCATCTGAAGAAACCCAGTATTGTTTCCAAGAACAAACCCTATCCCAATCAAGTTGAGTCCAAGTGGAGTTCTCCAAATTAAAACCGAGACAAAAGATATCAGCATTGTCATCGGAGATAGCTGGAATGAAAAAGAAGATATGCTGAAGAATTTCCCAACTTCCACAAAAGCAAAGGGAACTTCTATTCAGGTCTAGCTTTTCATTCAACGTAGCACCAACGGAACCTCCATCAATATACTGAATACCAGAACCATCTGATACCCAAATACCAGAGGGACCGAAACCAAAGATACTCTTATTGGCAACACAGATTGCTCTCGAACTCCAAATGCCCGCACCTTCAAAAAGTTTCTTATAAGAGAAAATGTAAGGGCGAGAAATATATTGAACTATCACAACTTCATGCTGGGTGCAAAGAAGAGCAAAGTTCTCCAAAGCAGCTCCACCAATAATCTCCCCTTGAATATCACGAATAAAGAGGTCACCTGCCATATTATCTTCTCTCGGAGTCCAATCCTCAGGGTCATCATCAGAACACCAAAGAACGCTATCTTTACAGACCGCTATTATAAAGTTCTTCACCTTCAGAAGGAATTTAACCTTATAAGATTCAGGAAAGTCTGTTACCTTTTGAAAAGTCTTGTGAGGCCAGTAGGCTGGGTTATGGTCTTCAGTGGGTGAGCCGTCTTCGCCCAAAATAAATTCATTATCATCAAAGGGCTTCCAAATCCACAGTTTCCCATTATGTGCTGCCAGCATCCAATTTCCAAACGGCACAAAACTCCAATCACCAACAGACTTATCATCTTCATTAGTTACGATGGAAAGGTCAGCTGTCTTCAAATCATAAGTAAGAGCTGATGCATTGGTTCCTAGAAAAATCAAATCTCCAGTATTACAAACCGCATTAACCGGTACTCCTGCAGACACCAGTGGTATTTGCCCTGGGAGCGGCTGAAGAGTCTTGTCAATAAACAAGACTCCTCTTCCATCTTCCCAGAGTAAAGGCTTTTGGTCTGGCAGGTCAGGGGTATACCCCAACGCTAGGTCTTCAAACCGAGCAATCCTTTCACTCATCTTTTTTCACTCCTTTATTCCATTTAACCTTATATTCTTCCAAACAAGTTGCCATATCGAGCGGAGTCTTTATGAACCTATGACAGGTTATCGGACTCCGTGGAATCTCAACATATTCAACTCTAGTCCTTGTGCAACTGCTTAACAAGAGGAGAAGAAGAAATATCAGCATTCCAATCAAATTCCTTTTCCTTCTTAGAAAGCTTGATGAGCTCCTCTTTTCGCTTAGCGGCCTCCAATTCGCCATCCTTAATCTCCTTTCCCATTTTAAGAATTTGACTTTGGTAGTTCTTCTCTCTTTCAATCAAAACCTGATTGTCTTTCCACAGATTATATGTGCAATGTGAGAGGAAAAGAAGAGACATCACTGTTAAGCCAACAACGATGATATGATATAACATAGCACACCTCCGATAAAGCCACCCCACAGCCATTCACCCCAATTCCATCCAGCCTTACCAAGCGGCCAGACTTTCTCAGCCAGACTTCCACAGGCATAAAATGGTGCCATAGAAAGACCAACAAACATAACAAGGAGGGAATTCAAATACAGTCCCCAGAGGAATGCCATACACAAACCTGTAAGAGCGGTTCCGCAGAAACCAAACAACCAAGGGTTCTCATAAAGATAAACCGACTTTCCATTATGAGAGATTCGAGCGGAATATAAGAGGTCATCAATCAATTCATTCTCTCTATCTTTTTCAGGGTCTACAGGGGAATTCGGATTTACAAGGTGTCCAATATACACTCCCCAGCCGAACATTTGATGTGAGGCATAGAAAGCAATAAAGCCTACAAGAAGATTCACCTCAAGGTAAAACCAGCAAACCAGTGCCATAAATACCGCCCACCAGATTTTATTTGCAGGAACCTTATCTTTCCAAAGTCCACCTCGAATTCGCCACAACAGAGAGGAAACGGCTCCCACTCCAATTATACTTAAAACATCAATCCAGTTCATTTCTTTTCTCCTTTCTAAGGTATGAATATTCTTTTTCCACTCTTCGGAGGAACAACCTGCAAATGGCACCAGCCCTTAGTATGCATGGGACTTTCAAGCCACAAACCGCAGTCCTCCAAAAGTTTAAGATTAGTCTGGCAGAAAACATCCAGACTTTCATCTGGGTCAGCGAAATCAGCCGCCAGACATTTCATATGGTTACTCCTTTTCGCCCCACCGACCAAAGCATTATGCGCCGGACTCCGATAGCCTGAGGTAACTATCATCGGTTTTCCCCAGACAGCACGGAACCTATTCAGCGCAGTAAGAAGTTTCTCCAGATTCCCTTCAAGGCTTGCATCAATCGTCTGACCTTTCAAAATCTCTTCTCTTTCAATCATCCAACACCTCCAAACATAAATGAAATACAAGTCCAAAGAAGTTGAAACCCCTTCGCGAATTTTTCAGAATGCTCAGGGTAGAGAAGGGAAAGAATGGTGTAAGCGATAAATGAAAACAGCACAAGAAGGAAAGTATATTTGAATCTACTCATAGGTTTTGACATCTTTAATATTCCCATCTTTATCTTGTACAATTGTCTGGTAGACTATCTTTGGAGGCTCAGAAGAAATCTTCTTTCCATCCTTAGGAAAAGCCTTATCCACCACAGCATTTTTAATAACCAGCACGTCTGACTGAATCCACAAGAGAACATTCTTAGTTTCAATACCTTCTTTTTCCAAGGCGGAAACGCGCCTCCTCAAGTCTTTGTATGATTCAATCGTCTCGAGAACCTTCCAGCTGGAAATACTCAAATAGGCTACAATGATAATAAAGGTGACTATTAAATTAAAGTTGATTCGTACTCGCCAAGATAGCCTTGAAAGTTCCTCCATAGCAGCATCTTTTGCAATATCCTTAAGCATCATCTTTCTCCTCTCTTCTCTTCTTTCTTTCATTGTATAGGGTAAAAAAGAAACTGGCAAGATATTTCCTGCCAGTCCCTCAAAAGAAACATCATTATTTCTTTCTTAAATCGCCCCTTCTGTTCTGATTGTTACTGTTGCTAATGGATTAGCTACAGAATCTGTTTCAAGCCAAGCACCGTCCTTTGTAGTAGCCTGAAATGACCAACCAATCAGGTCGCCATTAGATACTTTAGCCTTCATTGTTGGTACTTTAAGAGCATTGTCAACAGTGTTTTCAGACATTGTAACACTCACACGAGAGCCTTGTATTTCCTTGCCATTGTTTGTAAGGAAGAAGTACACAACCTCGCCAAGAGTATTGACACGCAGATTGACAACAGCATCTACTTCAATATTAGCATCATCATAGAAAGCCCAATCGTTCTCAACACCACCAACATCTTTGCCTTCTACCTTTTTCCACGGTGTTAAGTCAGCCGGAATACTACCTTCTTTGAGTTTACCAATAGGCAACTTGTTCGGCGTATCTGTACCACTGAAACGATATGACTGTAGTCCTTCAAGAGGCGTCCACGTTGTTACCTTATCATTTCTCCAAGACATCTGCTTTTCTTCAACAGCCTTAAAGCCTTTGACAACCCAAACAGTTCTTGGATTCTCAACAGCAATGGTAAAGCCATGAACAGATACTTCCATAGGATTAGCAACCTCAATAGGTGTCAAGAGGAAAGCAACATTAACGGCATCGTCAGGCACTGTAAACATCTTAGAGGATGCTTGTCTTTCTGCGCTCTGAGCCATAAACTGACTATCAACAGCTTCCCAACCAGCCTCGAATACATCAGAAGCATTTACGTTATCTGTAATAATCTTGGTTGTGTAAGCATCAGGATTGCCTGTCCATTTAACCATTTGAATGTTGAAAGCACCTTGAGGGTTTGTGATAATAGCATCAACAGATACTTCTTGTCCTCTTAACAATCGTGTCATTTCTGCATCAAAGATTTTACCCCAGTTGAAGAAACACAACTCACCTTCAAAACTAGAGAACGTGATAGTATTGTTAGCGACCTCTACATTCATCTTGTATTTGTTGTAGAAGTGTGAACCGTCTGCATCTGTTTCTCCTTGCTCAGCTTCCCCAACAGTCTTTGGCATATCGTAAGAAGAGATGAACTTAGTTGAATACAGTTCGCCAAGATAACGCTTAGCAAACATAATGCTCTCGCCAGTGTCCAACTCATACTTCAACAAGGTTTCAGATACCTCGTCACCATCAAGAGCAACAACTATAAAGCAACTATTGCCAGAAGTGTAATCATTCATAAAGATTGTTGTGTCCTCCGGGAAGCTTGTGGCAACACGAACCTGTAAGTACGTCAAAGCCTTAGCCTTAACAACACCCATAGCACGCAACACGTCTAGCTTATCGCCCTCTTTATAGGTTTTATACACAGCCAACGGAGCGCCGTTCTCATCTCTAATAGGCAATCCAGTAGCTTTATCAATGATTGACAATTCTACAAAACCATCAGCAGGAGCACGTCCACGCATAGAGATTCTTGCCAAAGTAAGATAAGGTGTGCCACCAGTTACATTAGGGTCTTTGCCATCGTACTCTTGAATACCAACAGACTTTTCAGCCATACGAATATCCATCATATTAGTACGAACAGCAGACACAACGTTATCAAACCACACAATGCCTTTATGAACAGGAGCAGAACCTCTACCAACAATTTCCTCAGGAATGCTTAGGCTCGCATAATATGATACAGGTCTGGTGTCAGTATCCTGAACTTCGACAATCACACCATTCTTGTTAGGGTCTGTATAGCCAGTAAAACCTTTGCCGAACTTGATATTAGCAGTATTGTTTCTATTAGCAGACGGATTAACTTCCACCTCAATATTTATACCATCTTCAATTTCTAATGGTGCAGTATAAACATCCCAAGATTTTTTAGAAACATCTGCAATAAATTCGATAACGTCTTTACTTTGAAGCGTATAAGAACTATTAACACCCTCAATAAACTCGTTATTGGCTGAGCTAATATTTACAGTATCGCTAGACACATTATCTATTTTAACAATCTGTGTTTTAGTTATAGCAGGTAAGATTACATTAACGCCAGTAGTAGGACGAATTAAAGAAATGTCAGCATCACTAACAATTAAATCATCAGTACCACTGCTTTCTTTATAATCGTATGTAGTATTTTTAATTACCTTGCCAGCCTGTTTGAATAATTCGTATTCTCGGCTGACTTTGTGCTTGAAGTCATCTAAGGTCATACCAGTTTGTGTAGATTTCTTGTTATCAAAACCAATCTGAGCCTTAGCATCAACATAGTCTTGCAAACTTGCCACACCTTGCTGATAAGATGCGAATACAGTGTCAGAACCTGCCGCATAGAGTCTTTCACGAGTTGCAGAGATTTCATCATCAGTTAGTGCAGGCTTTGGAATAATATTACCGCCTTTATAAAGCAAAGAACCATCTTCTAGTCCTGCCTTTTCCTGAGCTGAGATAAGTTTGTCGCCATCTTTAAGGTCGCCGAGGTAGTCAACAACAGACACAGTGCCGTCAGTCTTTATAATGTCTTTGCCTCGGTTGTCTGCAATCTGTTTCCAACCATTATCAAACACAACAGCCTTGCCAGCTTCCTTTACAGGCGGAACATCAAAAGTTGCATTGGCAGGCAACAACCAAACATCTTTACCGAGTCTTTCGCTTGCTCTGGGGTCTTTTCGAGCCTCAGCCTCAGCGGTAAACTCTTTTGTTTCTTTGTCGTAAAAATAAACTTTCATAACTATCTCCTAGTATTTGATAATGATTAAAGTCTGTAATGCAGGCGGCTGAACAGTAGATGATTTGCCATAAATTGCGTTTGATTTGCTTGCATCGAAGCTAGGGGTGATTATATAGCCGGACCATTGGGAAGCACCAACATACGAATCGGCAGTAGCCTTACTTTCCGAAAAAGCCCCTGTTTTCGTATTCGTGCTTCCCCTAAAGGCGGAAAGAGTACCTTTAATATTTGGCAACCCCGCGGCTTTAACAGTACCTGAACTTGAACCACCCCAAAAAGTCTTATTAATAAAGTTTGGCAGATTAAATGTCTTTGAACCATCTCCTGAACCGTATTTGGTGTTAATAACCGCAAACAACTCAGTATAATCTTTTCGATTGACAGCAGCACCGTCACAGACAAGCCAACCATCGGGAGGAGTATTTGCGGCATAGGGAACAATTGAACCAACAGGTACAATGCTTAGGTTTGCAATCGCTGCATCAATCTTATCCCAGTTTCCGTTGACTGCAGTTGTCCAAGGGCGAGTACCCTCGGCAGGCTTTTCGAGTTTGATATTTGGAGTTTGAACCATCTCTTCTCTCCTCTCAGTATTTAATACACATCATCACTTTATAGGCAGGTGGCTGAACAGTAGCGGACTTTCCATACAGAGTTTCCTTAGACATTCTGGAAGCATCGAAAGAAACTTTACCTGCAGTACCTGAACCGTATGTATGAGAAGACCCATTGTGTACTGTACCAGAACCCACTGTTTTGAAAGCACCAGAAGCTGAAACAGCTCCAATAAACTGCATAGCTTGAAAATCACCTTTAATATTTGGCAGTCCAGCTTCAACTTTCTTCCCAGCTTCCGTAGCACCCCAAATCGTTCTATCTCTAAAATCAGGCACATTGAAAGTTTTACTCTTATCTCCTTCGCCATAAGTAGTACCGATTGCATCAAACAGACGCTTGTAATCTTCTCTACTCACCGCTCGGCCATCACAGAGCAGAAAACCCTTTGGCACCTTTTTGCCTGCAAAAGGTAACACCATACCAACCAACCAGCTGTCAAGGATATCCCAGTTCTCATTGACCGGTGTATGCCAGTCGATGTCTCCTTCAGCTGGCTTGTTTAATTCCAGACTCTCAGTCTTTTCTAAATCCGCCATCTCTTTTCTCCTATTCTCCAATCGTGATTTCCCAGTTTATACGAATATAGGTACCGTTTTTGACAGTGAACTGCTGGAGCGGTAAAAACCTTGCAAGCATCCGTCCACCATCTCCATCACTTTGAAACAGTCCTACTTCCTTACAAACCTTCGAACCACTTCCACTCACAGTCAACTCTCCACTCCAAGTAAGAATATTCTCCCTTCTCGTTCGAGTCGCATTCAATTGACCAACCGCACTTCCCTGCAAAGCGGTCATTCCTTCCTGAGTTACAGCCGCAGAATCTCCAAGCTTGAAAAGGGAAGGAAGAGCTGCGGTGCCATCATCCAGTCGCTCAGCGAGCAACTTCAAACCATCTGCCACAACTCTATTCTTCCCCTCAGCAATCAAGGAGTCATCCTGCCAAATCTTAACCCAGCCTTTTACCGGTAAACCTGGCATGAGACCCTCCTACGCTTTCGGTTTGTTTTCAAACTTGTAGGTCCAATAGATTTTAATCTCATCATCAGCACCCTTGGTGTAAGTACCAGTCAGAGCTCTCGACCACATAATCCCAGCGGAATCAGCAGTGAAAATCCCTGTCTCTTCCCAAACACCAGTAGCCTCACCAGCCAAGAAGGTCGCAGCATACTTCACACTTGCCGCAGTGATTTCAGAAGACTCAAAAGGTTTTCTTCCGAGTTCACTCCCTTTCAGGGCAGTATCGCCAATAACAGGCTCGGTATTTGAAGTCCCCACTGCAATATGTGATGGAACAGCACCGCTTTTATCCTTCACGAGTTTAGCAAGTTCATTCAAACCTGTCTGTACAAAAATATTATGATTCTCGAAAACGGTTTTACCTGTCTTCAGATCAACACCTTTCACGGAACCACTAACAATAAAATTACCTATCATAGTCCATAACCTCCAATTCCAAATAGTGTTCGGCCATATCCGGCCTCAACAAAAAGTTCATCACTGCCGAGAACAGCATCCTCAGAAGGCAGATGCCCTTCAAGTGAAGTCTTAGCTTCTCCCAAAGCGCCCTCTTTTCCTTTAGAATACACAGAAAGATTGACACTGTCAAGAGGAATCCCGAAAGTAGTAAAATAAATCTTTCTCAAGCTATTAAGTACCACAATCTCACTCGGGGTGAGAACACTTTCCAAGCGCTTTTTAATATCCGCTACCTCGGCAACCGAACTCAGAGCGACCAAATGTTCCAGTTCCCGAATAGTGGACAACCCTGACCAAGTACTGCACTCCAAGACAGAAGTAAGCTTTTTCAGGGCAGAAAGTGCTTCCTCATCTTCCAAGGCCAGCCTATCCATCTCACGCACAAAGAGCATCCGTTTGCCAAGCGAGAAACACCCTGTTCCCGGCCGAACAGCATGAAAGTCTGTATCACTACCAGGATTAAGGGGAATCGCCCAATGACATCCTAAAGGACTTTTTCTTCCATCCCAATCAGCCATCTCAAATTCCTCCAAAAGTTCCTGTCTCAGTTCCTCTTCTCAGTTCCGCATCAGCAATATGCAGAGTCTTCAAGCCAATCTCTGTCAACCGTCCATAAGAATCAAACCAAGAAGATTCTCTACAATACGCTGCAAGGTTCTGCATAGTCATTCCAAGGAGTGCCTGAAAGCCGTGTTCCAGCATCAGATTAGTTCCACCATCTTCCATCTCACTTCTCTGAGTGAATCTATTATACCAGAGAAAACCTTCCGTATCTTCCTTCACATTCCCATCCAGCCAAAGAATCTTATTGCCCTGATTCCAAAATCCCAGTGGTGTTTTGAATTTGGAGAAGGAGAACTCCGAAGGGTCTTGTTCCTGCAGGGTTCTTGCACAATCCTCAAATCCTGAAGTGGAAAGATTGAGAGCAATAAGGGATTTAAAGTCATTAGGAAGTTCGAGAAGATTAGGGTTCTCTGAATCCGCTCGGATGAGGAACTTCAAAAGAACCTCATTCCATTTGTAAGAATAATTCTGTTCGAGAGTTCGTAAAGATTGAAACACCTTCTGAGGAATTATTTTATCCAAGGTGTTTCCCTTATTTGCCTCATCTCGAACGGCATCATAAAAGTCTGCCCAAGTAATTACAGTCATAAGCCGTCTCTCCTCAAATTGAATAACAAAAAAGGGAGGGAGGCTGTAACACCTCACCTCCCCAGCCACCGTCAGGCAACTTTACTAAGCACCCGCACCAGCTTTCGTGGTAACTTCGCCAATCACTTCGGTCTTGACAATTCTATCAGCTGCGTGAGCCAAGTTCTTAATCAAGCCGTGGTTCTCAAGCTGTTCAATCTTGATTGAGCATTCAGCCAAGTAACCAGACTTACTTCCATCCATACCAACTTCAGTCAAGTTAGCTTGATATTGAAGGTCACGTCCATCCAAGTAGACATATTTAACTCTTGCCATATCGAGAACGAAAGCGTAAGAGTCAAAACCGTAGGACGGAGAAGCTTCATTCAAACCTGTTGAAGCACTCTGAGAGAACAACGGACAGGTTTTGAACACAAGAGTACCGAACGGAGTTACCAATCTGGAAACGTTCATTCCATACTCTTTAGTTTGAGGTGTCCAAGTCCAAGTAGATTCAGAGGCATTGCGGATAATTCTCTGAAGGGTCAACAAAGCCAAGTCCCCGCAGAAAACCATCTTCTCAGAAGAACCATATTTGAAAAGGTCTTTAATCCAGCCTTCCAAATCTGAGAAGGAAATACCATCCTTGAAAGCAGTCTTCGAGGCATCAAAAACATTGGATGCCGGAAGTTGGCTCATAACACCACCCATCGTACGACGAGGCTTACCTTCGAAAGTATCTTGGTTTCTATTCGAGAACCACATCGAACGTTCAATATCAATGGAGATATATTCAAGAGCTTCTCTCTTAGCCTCTTTTTCAGCATCACCAGTTCTCAACTTAGTCTTCTGAGCCGTACCAGTCATCTCCAGCGTTCTACGGAAGATTTGAGTGTAGTTATAACGCTTGAAGGGGTCATAACCTTGACCAGTCGGAGCCTTCGAACCTTCTTCAAAAGAGGTCCCGATGACGAGCAAGTTTGCCTTGGCAGGAATAGTCTTAGCAGTAGTACCTGCAAAAGCACGAACAACTTCCAAGGAAGTATCACTTGACGGGTCATTCTTCACAATCAAGATTTCCCCAGTAGCCTCAACAAACAACATTGTCTTAGCAACTACTGAAAGGGCACCTGCTTTAATCGGAACAGTGGTAGTTGAAGTGGAGGCAACACCAGCTTCACAATAGAGGCGTCTGGCATCCAATCTCTTTTCAAACCAGTTAAATTCAGGGTCGTTAGTTGATTCTTTCTTCATCTGGGAAGTCAAAGCGAACAGCGGAAACTCCCCATTAGGATATTGGAGCAGAATACCTTCCCTCCAATTCTTCGGTCTTACATCAGCACCGAAGTTTTCAGTATGGCGCAAACCTGCAATAGCCATTTCTTTTCTCCTTAAAATTCATTATACAAGACATCCAAAATAGCATCCGTCGAATTCGGGTCAGTATTCTGGGGTTTAACAGCAGGCGGTGTAACCGTCGGCTTTATTGTTTTCGGCGCAACAGAGGGTTTTGGTGAAATCCCTTGTGCATAAGCAGCGAGAACACTTTTCACTCTATTCCCAACCTCATTACGAATTTGGGTAGTCCAGGTTTTTGCACCAGTTTCTCTTTGCACCGATTGAATAGTAGCTCGGATGATAGGAGCAAACTCAGGCTTATTCAGTTCCGGAAAGGAAGAATAAAAGTCTTCTCGAAGATTTTTCGCAGAGGAAACAGAAGCTTCTCTCTGAGACACCAAGTAATCAACAACTCTCGGAATTGCATTAAAGTTACTTCGTGTCCACTTGCCCAGACTTTCCATAATATTATTATGAACTGTCGTGGCAATTCCAGATGCAAAACCTTGAAGAGCCGTCACTCTTTCTTCATCAGCTACCTCAGGATTGAAAAGGGCATTATAAAGTTTCGGTGAGATATTGAAAGAATAGTCAGAAAATTCTTTCTTTCTAAAGACCTTCTCATCTTCATCCTCTTCCTTTTTAGCCTTTTCTTCCATTTTCTTCTCTCCTTTTTGAGAAGAGACAGCGGAAAGAGCTTGAAGTGCTTGAGCCAACAACTCTTCACTCGAGGGAACTTTCTTCGCAGGAGCAGGAGCAGCAGGCACTTCATTCTCTTTAGAGCCATCTTTTTCATCAGACTCTCCAGTTGAACCTTCACCAGACCCGCCAAGGACGTCAGAACCAGAAACAGAACCAGGTTCATTTCCCTCTTTTCCTTCCTTTCCTTCTTGAGTCCCTTCAGTACCAGTCTCTTGCTGAGGTTTCTCTTCCGGCTTTGAAGCCTCTACGGAAGGTTCGGCACCGCCAGTTCCCTCTTCAGCTCCATCACCGAAATCCATTGAGAAGATATCCATCAAATCAGAGCCACCATTACCAGCATCTCTTCCATCGATGTCCCTCAAAATTTCAAATCTTTTTACGAATTTCATCTCTTATCCTCATTATCAGTTGATTCTTCCTTTATTCCAAGAGCCTTCGATTGATTCACCAAATCCTCAGCAAGGTCAATGACCAATCTCATTCCTCTCAGTTGATTCTGCATTTTCACAGCCATCTTTCGCTGCTCCTCATCCAGAAGTTCTATACTAGAAAACATAACCAATTTTTCTGAGATTGTCAATTCTAAATATTCAAGAAAAAGCAAAAATCTTTTGTCAGTTAGAAGGGAGAGAAGTTCATCCCTCCTACTCCCTTCAAAAGGCAAAATCTTTCTCAGCTTTCTTTCTCTCTTTCTTTCCTTAAAACGCTTGAGAAAAGTCCACACCATTCATACCTCCCATTGGAACAAGGTTTCCACTCTGCACTCCAGCCGCAATTTGTTCAGGGCTTTGTGCCTGAATACGGAACTGGTCAATATTTTCAGCACCACCCAACTTCGCAACGAACTCAAAAATCTTACCCAGGTCGTATTGACCAACCAGCATCTGATTGCCTGCCACGAATTGAAGAGCCTGTTGCCAAATATCGAAGAGTGCAATCTTATCAAGTGGCAACGAGCCATCGTGAATAGGAAAATAAAAGTCCCCAGCCACACCAGATGCATTAATCGTAACCGGCTTTTCAGCCCCCTGAGTTCCCAGCACATCAATCTGGAAATCTTCAGAAAGATACTGTTGAAGGTTGAGACTCCACTGAAGACCCAAATTACAGAGGGACGCTCCGGAAATAAATTGAGCGTGGTGGGCAAGTCGGGAACTTGCGGCTTCCACAGTCGCCCTAATTTCCGTTGCAGTCTTTCGTCCACCGGAATCCTGCAGACCTCTCACATTATCCGAGACCGCAGAAATGTCATTACCAATCCGCATTAAGTGCTGAATATCTCCAACATGACCAGAGGTAACATCACTAATCGCAAGTTGCTTGAAGTAAACCGCAGGGTCTACACCAAAAGCTTTGGGCTTCATTCTAATAAGTTTACCTGGTTTATCACTCTTCAGGTCTTTTTCCTCAATCATAGAGGGGTCATAAAGGAAGCTATTATTCACAACACCCTTTACATTGAAGATGTGGGAGTTGAGGAACCAGCTAATCGTCTCCTGGAAAGGACTCAGGTAGTCCGAAATACCGCAGTTTCCAAAGCCATTCCCAATCGCGTAGGGCTCATTGATGACAACTGGATGCTGTTGGTGGTCAGGGCTATAGTGCTCAAACCGAATCAGTTGACTATTATTAGCCATAGCAACAAGGAACTTGTGAGGTCTCTTATTATCATATCCATCTGGAAGAGAGAATCCAATCTCCTCAGGGATAAGTTCAACCGTACCTTCATCAACTTGCACCCAGCTACTTCCACCATCAATAGCCGCCATTCGAGAAGTTTGCCCGCTCAGGGAGTCACCTTGTGCCCTCAGATTTCTCAAAGAGCCCCCATTCAACGAACTCATCGGGCAATCTTTCAGAGAATCAAGATAGGCATAGGAGGAATCTTTTTGGAGAGAAAATTTCCCCACAAAGTTTCTCCAGTAAACAAACTCACCCTCTTTCGCAACATTCAGCAAAGGGACTCTTGGGTCTGGAAAGAACATAAAGGGGTCGACATTTTCCACAGTGTTCCCCTGATAAACCACAGTTGAAGAGCGTTTTTGCATCATCTTCCCTGTAATCGGGTCGAAGACCCAAGTCGTTCTCGGAGCACTCTCAGTTACAAAGCCAGTCTTAAGAATTCCAAGTCCATAGATTTCCCCATTATAGAGCCACTGTGTGAGTTCCTTCACCAACTGATTGTGTTCTGCATTATACTGGAGAAGCATCTCCATACTCTTAGCATTTTCAATCAGCTTTGCATCATTAGTCCCCACAGTGAAAATCGGCTTTCTCCCTAGAAACACAGTCGCCAAATAGGTCACAATCGTCCTAATGGTAGCAAAGGAATAGGGAACTATAATATTAGCATCCTGCTTTTTGACTGAGGAAAGAGAGCGGTCATCACAAACCTCTTTATATCTCTTTTCCCAGTCAGGAACAGACACATAAGCTTGATATTGAAGTTCCCTCATATTCCACCGACCATAGAACTGAGACATCTTCGAATAGCTCTCATCAATCTGAGCCTTCACTCTCTTCAAGAGTTTATTATGTGTCTCACTCCCAGGTCGGATAAATTCTAACTCATTATCATTCATCCTTCTCTCCCCATTACATTCTACCTGCACCGAGAGCCATTATAGCATTCTGGATGGAAGAAGAAACAACTGCACTCTCTTCATCCCCTCTATTTCCAATGGAGGCAAGAATCTCGGACAGCACCGTCATCAATTCTGCTTTTTCAGTTTGACTCAGTCCTGTTGGGTTTTGTGCAGCAGCAAGAGCCTGATTAACATCTACCGGCCCTGCAGAGGTTCCATACATTCCAGCCATTCCTCCATCTGCAAAGGGGTCAATACCTTGAGCTACCATTGCCTGTTCATCAGGACTAAGTGCTATCATAGCAGCCTCAATTGAAGAATTCCCAGTCATAGGTTGAACTGAGTTTCTCAAACCATTTATACCTTTAGGCATCACCAATCTCCTTTCTTTCTCAAATATTTCTCATCAGCATAGCGGTATCATAGAAGTCCATAATGCTCTTCACTATACCCTCTTCATCTAGAGAGCCAGCGAGAATAGCTTTCGCCATCAATCGGGCAGCCTTTTCTCTTTTACTTCTCTCTTTCTTTTCCCAATCATCCATCTCATCTTCATCCAGAGAAGTAGCCTCAATCAAGTCATCAACCGCGAAACCACTTCCCTCTTTTTCTTTTTCATCAGCCATCTTTCTTTCCTTTCTCTCTTAAAGTCCACCGGATTCTCCAGCCTCATCCTCATAATAGCTACTTTCCTCATCGCTGTCAATACTTTTCTCAATGGAGCTGGTTATAAAACTATCCAGCAAAGAAAGTGCCATAGCCACCACATCGAGAAGGTCATCGTGACCTGCGGGGAATTCTTTCATCTGGCTCTCATATTCCGGAAATTCCCTCCGATGGTGCATAAGGTGTGCCTTATAACGAGGTTGCAGTTGACCCAAAATACGAGCCTTCTTTTCAGAAGAAAATCTTATTTTCTCTAAAAGGAAGTAATCATTCCTTCTTGCCATCTCTTCAGTCATCAAATCATAAAGAGCTTCTTGATAAGCAACCGTTTCCAGACCGCATAAAAGAGGAACTCCCTTTTCTTTCCAGAGAGCTCGAAGGGAAAAGAACTTTTGAACAGCCTCCTGAGGAGTGAGTCCCTTGAAACCTTCCACAGTTTCAATCTGAAAATGACCGGCAGAGTAAAGACCCACAACTGCAAAGGCTGCATCATCCGCCTCCCTCTTTTTTGAAATAGCAGGGTCGTGTGCAATTGCAATCGCAAGTGGTCTCTCCAAAAGCGTTCTATCAATGTCACTCGGCTTAAGTGCCATCGTATCTTCAGAAGTCAGCTTATTGAAATATTCCAGATAGTAAAGTTCCAACTTACCCTGTCTGGAGAACATGTCCTTTTTCCTAGCCAGCTTTTCTTCATTCATATACTTGGGGAAAACAGGATTCCCCCTTCTATCAAGGGCACCAAGCACAATCGTGGTGAAAGTAGGGTCTTTTCCCAAAGAGACCAACAGAGCCTCATTATGCAGAAGAGTTCCATTGAGCAGAATAGTAGCATCCGTATTAAGTTCACCTAGAGCAGGAAGAACATCTCCCATAAACCAGTCAAGGGTTTTCTTTCTTTGTTCCGCAGTGGAAACACTTTCCTTATCTTCCACGTCATCAAGGTGAATGAAGTCCGGTCGAATAGAGTTGATGTTTCTTCCTCGAACCTGACCACCTCTACCAGTCGCCGACATAATAAAGCCATTAGAAAGAACAAAGGTCTCTTCAGACCATTTATCAGCCCCTTTCAAGGAGCCAAAAAGAAGGATGATTTTATTATTAAACTCAAATTCTTTTCTGCAGTTCATCAGCTGAGATTCAGCGTGAGTAGCGGTTTCACCAACCTTCAGCACAAACTTTCTTACCTTATAGCAGCCCATAAATATCTCAGCACCATTCGCAAGGGTAGTCTTTCCGATACCTCTGGGCATCATAATCTCAGTAAAGCGGGAGATGGTCAGAGATACCGAACCGTCTTTCTCCAGTCTGAAAATTGGCTTTCCTTCTTCCTCTTCATCCCAAGGATTCTTTTTATAAACAAAGTTCTCAATGATTTTATCCAGCTCACCATAAAGAGGAAGGAAGTCTGTTCGGCGAAGAAGAATCGCCAAGTAGCCTCGATGCATCCAAGTGAGTGGCTCGGTGAACCAATGAGGAAGAATGGTACGAAGGAACTTAACTGGGTCAAGGTAGAGTTCCCTCACCAAATTTCTTTTATCCTCATCAGAAAGAACGTCAACTCCACTTCCTCTTAATTCAGCCATCCTTCAAACTCCCCTTTAAAAATATTGAAAATTTCTCCGATACAATGGTAGGTGTAAATGATATTTTCATCCCTTGCTTCAAGGAGGGAATCAATCTCATTTTCCGGAGCCCATTTGAGATTCTTGCAAACCTCAATCATCAGCACCTTCTTCTCAGGAAAAAGCTTTTTCAGAAGAGGAGCATAGAGATACCTCAATTGAAGTTCCGCATCTCTGCATTGAGTCCTCTTAACTTCAATCAGATAGATTTTATGTGGAGTCTCAATGAAGATGTCTGGCTGAGCATAGTGCCAACCGGAAGCATCCTCAAATCGAATCCATCTATTATAATGTACCATCTTTTCATCAAGGAGGCTTTTAAGTTTTCTCAGAATCGTTCTTTCATAGGTCTTCCCTTTCGCAGGGGAACCCTTCAACTTCGGCTCCTTTTTGAATGGGCTCTCAGAAGTGAAGTAGGCACTCTTCAATCCAGAGATGATATGATGATTGTAAGGTTTTTCTCCACTCATCAGTCAACTTTCTCCTCTTCAGCAACAACAAAATCAGCCTGGGCGATATTTGAAGGGACGATATTTGAAGGGGCACCCTTATCAGCCGAGATTTCGGCTGGAGCCTCAATAGCAATCGGGTTTGGTGAAAGTTCCTCTTGCGGCATCACATCGAAGATTCTCACGGAATTTTTGGAGGAGGCTTTAAGAGCTTCCAGTTCATCAGAGGAGATACTCACTCCCACATTGATGTTCTTTGAAACAGGAGAATAGCCTGCTCTATCCAGGGTGGCTTTGGTGATTTCAATCAGCTGGGAGTTGGAAAGTGACTCAGGTGCATTCTCAAGACGGTCTTGCAGTTCACTAGCCGCATCAAGACCAAGCACAGCCATTCTCTTTCTCACATCCACAAAGACCTCTTTCTCCTTCTTATTATAAAAAGCAAGAAGCTCCTTGAATGAAGGGTCTTTGGTGAGGATTGAAATGCGGGAGAGGGAATAGCCAGTAGTTGCAGAAACTTCCGATGAAGTGAGCCCTGATGCAAGTTGTCTGGCAATTTCGTGATGGATTCCTCTGATTTTAGCGAGGGTGATTGGTTGGGAGGAAGTAAGAGCTCCTTCTTCCCTATCAAGCAAATCATTTTCAGAGATTTCTCCGAGAACCTCCAGTTCAAGCGGAGATAATTTTCTACCTTTTATTTTTACGTCCGGCATCTTCTTCCTCTTTCAGTTAAGGTTAGTTAATTTGAATGAAGTGCGATTCTCTTTAATTCTAAAAAGAAGCTGGTGAGGGAAAGAAGAACCGCTGGAGGGGAAATTGCGACCTCCAATAAAAGAACCCTCACCAACCGACTCTTATTTTATAAAAGGAAGAAAGGGCTGTCAAGGGGTTCCTTTGCAGTGCTTTTTGATGTTTGATAGAACTGGTGGATGGTGGTTGAGGGCTGATGGTGGGAAACTCAATTTGATTTGAGACGGCTCGGTTTTCTATTGGGAATTTTAGAGAGCGGCAATACCCCCTATTTGGCGCGGTCGAGAGGGGGGCGGTGGGGTCATCTGCCTTTTGAGTACTTTTTGTATCCCGGCCACCAACCACCCCCACTTATACAAAATGTATCAGAAGATACAAACAATGTATCAAAAAACTGCACAAAATACACATCTTGTATCAAAAAAGAAGTTGACAATAAGGAAAACCAGAGCTATGATTCCATTATATCGAGTCGGGGTGATTCGATAACAAACCAAATTTTAAGGAGATTATATTATGACAAACTTTGAAAACGTTGAAAAATTTTTGAACGGCCAACTTACGTTCAATTTTAAGTCTGCGAATGAATCAAAGACTATTAAAATCGAGGATATTCCTGAGGAATCGTTGGCGGTCATCCTCGATTACGGCACACGCAAACTCAACGATATGGTCAACTCAGCATTTGCGAGTGACAAAAACACCAAAAGCAGAGAGCAGATTGTCGAAGAAGTCTGGTCAAAATTGCTCAACGGAACAATCGGCATAAGACAAAATGTAGACACGGAGCTCCGTGACTTCATCATTGACCTGTTGAAAAACAACGGCATCCCGTCGGATATGTTGAAGAATGCCAAAAAGCAAGCCCCCGTTGATATATTGCGGTCGGTTTATCCCGAGGATGATGATTCCACCATTGAGAAGAAAATGGACAAAATCAAAGGAATGTTGGCACAACAAAAAGCGCTGTTCGATGGATTTTCATTATAAACCAAAAGAACAGACAACAAAACAACCCCAGCCCCAATCGGTTGGGGTTTTTCTTCTCTCTCTCCATCGGTTGACCGACTCGGGAAAAATTGACCGTACAAACGGTTTTGATGTTGTCGGGTATGGTTATACCGCCCAACACGAAAACCCCCACCACAACCGCCGGAAAACGGCAACAAACGGCATTTTAATTTTGTGTTATCCCTTTTTTCTCACCACCACACATGACCACCACACATAACCAACCACAACCAACCACAACCACACACAACCAACCACAACCGAGCATAACCAACCATAACACGTTACCCCCCTACCCCCGGCTTTTTTTATATGACAATTCCTATATATATATTTACTACTATATGACGTATTAAAAAGTGGGCCGGAAAGACGGGGGTTGCGAGTAATGCTCGGTTTTGCTTGGTTTTGCCAAGTTTTGCCAAGTTTTGCCTTGTAATGGTTGGTTTTCCCGCATCTTCCCACATTCTGCCCCCCCCCCACCAAGCCACCCTCACTCCACCCCACTAGCCAATCTCACCACCTTCCCCTTTCTTTCTTTTTCTCTCTTTCTTCTTTCTTTCTTTTTCTTTTCTTTTCTCATCTCACCAATCTCTTTCTTTCTATGCAAAAATCTCTTTCTTTCTATGCAAAAATCTGCCCAGAAACACCAAAATTCCCGCCAAGAAACTTGACATTTTATCAAAAATGTGATATATTACAGTTGAATCTGGTGGAAAACAACCGCCAGAAGGAGATTTTAAGAAAATTTAGGAGATTTTAAGAAAATGACTCAAGAAGAATACACCGATTTCCTCAAAAGAAATCAAATCACACTCAGACCTATCGACAGCCGAAAGGAATATTCCATCCATAAGGCAAGAGCGGAAGAAGAAAATCTGATTGAGTCTTTTAATGCTCTCGAGGATACCCTTACAGTCCTCCTCGCATTACACGACTCACCCGCAGAAAGAGAAAAGGTTGAGGAGGAACTCCTCCTCGCCTTCGCACAATTCAGAACAATTTTAGAAAACTTTTAGAAGAAAGGAACCGTAAAATGAAGAAAACTGTTAAAATTCAAAGAGCAAAAAGCGAAATCCCATTTAGACCAGAGAGAATCCCAGCAGAGCTATTTTCCTTCATCTCCCTTTTGCAAAGGGCAAAGGTGAAAGGCCTCCACACTCGAGAAAGCATCCGCTATCCCAATCCTGTTCTCTGTTTCTCAATCCAGCGTCATCAACTCGAAGTTTTCCCTCAGAGATGGTTTAGAGAAACCTTCAAATATTCCATCTGGGATAAAAGAGCCAAGGATTGGGTTGCACAACTTTTAGAAGTGGAAGACCTCTTTCCTCTTTTCAATTCACTCCTCGAGGGTTCTACCCTCCTTCGAGAAATCACATTCACCATCAGATTCTAAAGGAGAAAAGAGATGAGATTAGAAGAAACAATCCTCAATTTCAATATCACTGTTCACATCAGCGGAGATTCTTCAGAAGAAGCTAGGATTCAAATTGAATCCCTTCCTCCGATGGGGAAAGAAGATTTTTGGGACTTTCTCCTGAGAAGGGCAAAGGCTGGAGAGCTTCCTCGAACCGCCAGACCTTCAAGAGAAGTTTGGAGAGATACCAAAGAAAGTCCTCAACCCAGAAGTAAGCTTCTTGAAATGGACGAGTTCGCAAAGGAATACAAGAAGCTCAAAAGAAGATTCCCTCAAGCCAACAATGAACTCCTCGCCAAGAAAACTTCTGAGATGATTGAAATGAGAAAGAAGGTCTTTGAGGACTTCAAAGCAAATCTTGATAAAATTCTTTCAGACTAAAAAGGAAAAAGGAAAAAAGAAAGGAAAAGAAATGAAACAGACTGAAGAAAAAGAAACCAATTTGAGTAAAGACGGCGCAGGGGAGAATATCACCTCCCCACTCACTTTTTGTGGTGGAGCCTTCCTCAAAAGAAACCTCATCAGAAATGGAAATCCACTAACCTCCCTCATCTTCATCTCTGCAGGAATCTCTTTATTTTCAGAAGGGGAAGAACTTATCCCCTCCTCAGAAATCAAGATTGAGGAAAATTTTTATGAAATCTGGGGAGAAGATTCCGAAGGTCTCAAAATCTTTGATGAGAATGATAAGAGAATCTCTTCCAGAGCCCTTCCAGTTGTCGATTGGAGAAAGAAGAATATCATCGCCTCAGTCACACTCATCCTCGGAGAATATGGGAGTGAGAAAATCCACAAGATTGGTGAACTCACGCAGGGAGATGTGAATGGAAACAGATATAAAGCGGCTCAGAAAGCCCTTCTAGAGTACATTCTGAAAGATTGGAGAGCCACCCAAGAAGCCACCAATCAAGAAGGAGAAGAAGAAGGAGAAGAAGAAGAAAGGGAAAATGATGACACAGAGTAAACTTGCATTTGTAGAGAATGAGGAAGGTTTCTTGACCTTCCCATCTCCATTTGAGGAGAAAGCCTCAAGACATTTTGAATATCTGAAGGAAAGTGGGATAGGAGTCATCTACCTCGCACTCGACACCTACCCCTACCGTCTTGCCGTCCACCATTCAACACCCTACTTTCAAGCCTTCAAGAGAAAAGAAGAACTTTTGCGAGGCACCGAAAGTAGCGGTTTCATTGGATGGATTGACCTCAGAAGGATTGAACCAGATTCAATTTTGAATAGATTCCTTTGGAGGGAAGGAGAGGTCGTCGAGCTTCCACTCTTTCTCGAGAATAAAACCACTTCTCAAATCGAGATGCCCTTCCCACCATCAATTCGAGAACCCTTTATTCGAACCAACTGGTGGGCAAGGAAAGCCCTTAGGGAAAATGATTCTCTGTGGGTTCATTATGTGAGGGGACGTCGACCTTCCCTCGACCTCTTTTCTTCCCGACCTACCCTGAGATGGAGGAAAGATAAATTGTGGGGAGAGCCTAGAGAGGGAGATATCCTCACCCCAGAAGAACTTCCTGTAAAAGATGGTCGGATGGCTTTAAAAGGAGAGGATTCCATTCATTCTATCCAATCGGAAAGTCTTCTCTTTTCCTCAGAGGAACTTAAGGTAAAGAGAGCCCTCTTTGCGGAAGGAAGAAGATTGGTGTCACCCACCATCATCTGGAGGATTGAAAGAGAAGATGTTGAAAAGATTCTTGAGGAGGAGAAAGATGACTAGAAAAGTACAAGACATCACACCAAGACAAGCCACTATTGCCTTTAACCTCTTTAAGAATTGGTTAAAAAAAGGCTGGACAGGCAGACTATATACAGACCAAGAAATCCGAAAGTTCATCTTTGATATTTCCAAGGTGCTTTACCTGAGAAAAGAGATAACACCGGCGGGAAGGATAATGCTTGCTTTTTATCGAGATATTAATGACAAAGGTGAGCCAATTTTTTTCAGGACTTGGATGGTAGATTCTGGAAAGTTTTTCCGCAAAGATACCGTCTACAGATGGGTAGACGGAATGTGGGAGAAGAGAGTCCTGCACCAAGCAAGCCACACAGAGAAAAGTGGGGGAAGAAATGAAAGAGATGAGTGAAGAAAACAGGGTACGAAAAGGAAGGGGAAAAGAAGATGTTTAGAATAAGAGGACTTAAGAACGGTTACTCCACAGTGTTTGAGATTCCTATGGAATCAGACCACTGGGAAAACTGTTGGGAGAATTTTGGAGAGATTCTCAGACACTTGCAGATGACTGAGGTGGATGAAATCAGAATAGAAAAAATCAAAGAGGAGAATGAGAATGGATGAGAATAAAATAATTGAGGCCGAAATTAAAACCACACCAGAGCAGATTGCCTTCATCGAGGCATTCTGTTCAGGAACCCCCTGTTTCCTCTCCGCTCGAGCGGGAACAGGAAAGACCACCACCATCAGGCTAGCATTTGAGGAGGCAAGAAGGAGGGGCATTCCCTCCTCCTCTTTGAGTGCCGTTGCCTTCAACAAGGCTAATCAGGAAGACCTTGCAAGAGCTCTCGGAACAGGCATAAAGGTTTCCACCATACATTCCCTCGGTTTTCAGGCTCTCCGAAACTTCCTTGGAAAAGTGGAGATAAACAACTCAAAACTTTTTGAGATAACAAAATTGCAGGGGCTGAAAAGGAAATCTTTCTCCGACACGATGAGACTAGTTTCCACCGCAAAGAACTGGGGAATCCTTCCTCTGAAAGAGAAGGCACTCAAGTTCTCTCTCCTCGAAGACATACCGGAGAACTGGAAATTCCTCCAAGACTATTATGAACTCTTCGAGGCAGATATCAACGTTGCTCGAAACATTCTCATAGAGTCTAATAAGGATGCTCTCTATCATTCCCAGATTGACTTTGATGATATGGTCTATCTGCCAGTCGTCCTCGACCTGAAGATATTCGGCACAGACTTTATGGTGGTTGATGAAGCTCAGGATTTGAGTCCTCTCAATCTTCGACTTCTCTCAAAGAGCCCTTCAAGAATCTCTTATGTCGGAGACCCCTTCCAATGTATTTACACTTGGCGAGGTGCAAAGGAGGACACGGTGGAAACACTTTCCCTCCCGATTCTTCCTCTGACAGAATCCTTCCGCTGCTCAGGGAATATTATAAAAGAGGCTCAGAAATATGTCCCTGACATCCGAACTGGAAATGAGGAAGGACTTCCGGTGGTGAGATACTATCATCTCCCAGACTTTTCTGAGAGAAGTCCTGCCACCATCCTCAGCAGATGGAATGCCCAGCTCATTTCCTTCGCACTTCAATTGAGAGGTCTACATAAACAAGTCTATGTTCTCGGGAGAGACCTTGCAAAGACTCTTAAGGAGATTTTGGAGAATCTGAAGGGAACCAATTCGGAAGCTCTCCGGATGAGCCTTCTCTCTTGGCGAGGTAAGATGATAGATAAGTACCCTCATAAGGAAAATGAGATTGAGGATTTATTCAGATGTCTCTTCGTTCTTCTTTCCGAGGTGAGTGGGAAAAAGGAAGTGGAGAAACTTCTCGATTCCCTCTTCACCAATAGTCCTTCTGAAAATGCGTGGACACTTTCCACCATTCACAGGGCAAAAGGAAAAGAGTGGGACATCGTGTATCTGCTTGACTGGGTTCCAAAGAATCTCCATCAACCTTGGCAGAGACAAGAAGACCGGAACCTCCGATATGTAGGGGTGACTCGAGCAAAGAAACAGCTCTTTATCCTCGATGAGACTGCACAAAAGCTGGCGGAGAATAAAGAAGGAACTCTAGAGGAGTTCTTAAAATCAACATAGAAAAAGAAAAAGAAAAAGAAAAAGAAAAAGAAAGGAGAAAAGTATGGCTGAAGAAAAGAAGAGGGGAAGGAAGTTTGACTCTTCCCTCCTCCATATTATTCAAGATATTCAAGGTAAAATTTACCTTGCAGAAAAGGCTCCTTATGGTTGGTTGACAGTGGAAGAAATTCCACTTCCCAACTATGGGATAACAGACCTTGGAAATGTTGAGGTGATTATGAAAAAGCTAGCCCTTTATCGACACGCATCAAGGGTTCTCTTCACAACTCTCTCAAACAATTTCCAAAACTATCTTAATCTTGTAAGGGAGATTGATAATGACTAGCACGGAAACATTTGCTTTCTTGAAGAATCTTCCGAGGAATCCTGGGAGACCGATGCTCGCAGGGAGAGTGGGTGAGAAGGACTTTCCTCTTTTGAGATACCCACTCCTTGCCAGTATGAAGTTGGATGGATATAGAGGAATCTATTCGGGAGGAACTTTCTTCACCAGAGTTGGAAAGGTTCATACTGCTCCAGCTATACAGAGGCTAGCGAAAGAATTACAAAAGAGAGGACTCCCCGATGGACTTGAAGGGGAGCTGATGGTGAAGGGGAAATCTTTCTCAGAGGCAGGTGGACTTCTTCGCAGGAATGATTATGATGGAGAAGTTTTCTTTTATATCTTCGACTGGATGAATGAAACCCTGAATGCTCAAGAGAGATATCAAAGTCTCCTCTCATTCTCATCTCTTCTCCCAGAGAACTGCCGAGTACTTTCCCAGACTTGGATTGAGAATGAGAAAGAACTTCTCTCTTTTGAGAATGATTGTCTGGCATCTGGTGGTGAAGGTGTCTGCCTCAAAACTCCCTTCGGAAAATATAAACATAATCGAGGGACGATGAAAGACCAGACTCTTCTGAAAATTAAAAGATTCTCAACGGCGGAGGCGGAGATTCTTTCAGTCTTCCCTCGACTCTTCAATGCGAATGAGAAAGAAGAGAATCCTCTCGGATATGCAGAGAGAAGTACCTGCAAAGATAATCTTATCCCAACGGACATACTGGGAAAGATGAATGTAAGAGGACTTAATAGAGAATGGAAAGATGTAGAGTTTTCTATTGGGAACTTTGATGGACTGACCGATGAAGATAAGAGGGAACTTCTGAAGAACCCTCCCCTTCATCAAGTAGTTACCTTTAAGTATTTTAAGGAAGGGAGTGAAGAGAGACCTCGACATCCGGTCTTCATTGACTTCCGACCTGACTGGGATTTTAATAAAGAAGAGGAAGAGGAGAAGAAAGATGACTGATAAATCTCGCACATTCTCAGTTCCGCGAGACCTACTGGAGAAAGGACTTAACTCTCCAAATGGCATTCGTGTCTGGTTTGCAACGCAAGAAAAAGCACAGGCTATGATAAACAGAATGGCTACGGTGAAAACAGAGGATAGAAAAATGTCTTGTAAGACTTATCAAATTGGACACGCCCTCTACAACACATCTTCCTATGATGGGGTTGCCACCTATACTCAACCAGTCGAAGTCCATAAGGAACCTACCCCTGAAGGATACCCGACAAGTGGAGTGTGGCTTTATATCTGTCCACCAGATTCGGCCTCGTCAGGTCTGTTTATAGAGGAACTCTAGAGAGAGGCAGGTGGGGATGTTGATGAAAGCCTGAGCCGGCTCAACTCAATTTAATTAAATGAAAGAGGAGGCTGAGCCTGCTCTTGAGCCGTCCGAAAAATTTTTCAATTTCTTGGCACTTTTTTATTGACATCCTTTGCACCTTATATTATATTAAAATCATCGACAACGGAACGACACCCCCAAGAGTTGAGGACTTTATGATTCCTCCTGCCGTTCCCTTGTCGAGGCAGATTCAATTAACCTAACTTACCATTTATAAAGGAGAAAAAAGATGGTACAATTCAATGAAGAAACCGCAAGAAAGAACATCACTATCTCTGAAAAAACTTTCAGCATCCCGCAGCCCTTTGCAGAAGGCCACGTTTGCTCAGCAAATGAAGCTTCTGTTCTGAACCAGATCTTGGCTGAGAATTGCCGTAACAACTTCGCTCCGAAAGTTAAAAAGGAACCTGAATTGGCAACCCAGGAAGCCTTTGATAAGTATGTTGCTACCTATCAGTTCGGTGTAAGAAGCGTATCTTCTTCTGACCCTGTACAGAAATTGATGAGAGAAATTGTTGAAAATGCTCTCGTTAAATCCTTGGCAGCTCAGGGTATGACCAAAGCTTCAATGCCGAAAGAAGCCTTTGAAAACCAGATCCAAGCTACTATTGAAGAGAAGTATGATGCCCTCTTTGAAAGAGCTACAAAAATCTTAGCTTTGAAAAACGAAGGTTTGAACTAATCTTGAGAGGGGATTTCGAGTATGCTTTCCACTAAGAAAAGATTAGCTTGTCTTCCCCTCGAAAGTGCTATGTATGAAAGTCTGGGAACTCGTTGGGGAGTGAAGATAAAACTTAATAAGGTTTCTCCACAGAACATCAACTTGGTTAAATCCACATTCTACCTATTGAAAAAGGAGAATCCTGATTTTGAAAATCTTTCTCTTCTTTCAACAAAGTTCCCAGACATCTACTTAATCTACCACCCTGAAAAAGAAGATGAAAAAGAAAATGAAACTGAGACCCTGAAAGGAAATGAAGATGGCGAAAACAGATTGGGTTAAGCTCACCATTCGATTGAGACCTGAAACACATTACCTCCTGAATAAACATTGTCCGAGCGAACCAGCTGTTGTCATCCGCTCAATGATTGAAAAGCTGGTGAGTAGATATGTAAGAATGGCTGAAGAAGAAAGGAGATTGAAAGAAAATGGTGGAGATTGTACATCAAGAAGAGAACCCGATTCGGGATGCTGATAAAGAATCTATTGATAGACTTTTTTCAAAAGACCCTCAGTTCCTCACGGATGCAGATATCTCAATGATGGTTGAGAAGCTCCGTGCAGGAAGAGGTAAATGGATTCACGAAACAGAGAAAAAAGCAACTGCAAAGAAGAAAGGAAAGATGGATTCCGCTGAGGCTAAAGCTATTCTTTCCTCTCTCAAACTAGACTTATAGAAGGGAGAAAAGAATGGACGGAGTTGAAACTAAAAAGGAAGAAGAGAGGGTGAATGGAGCCTTCTCGATGAAAAATCCTCTTCTCCAGCTGATGTGGGATGCAACATCCCTCGGCACTTTCAAGGAATGCCCTCGAAAATATTACCTCCAAGTTGTTCGAGGATACACCACAAAGCAGACCGCACTGGCTCTTGACTTTGGTATCCTCTTCCACGAAGGTCTTGAGAAGTTCTATAAGAGAAAATCAAAGGGAGTTCCTTTTGAAGAGAATGTTCATACGACTATGAAAGAACTTATGACATCTCCTCTCAGAGCTAATATAGATTCTTATGAGGATAAGGATAGAAATTCTTTCACCCTCGTTAATACCATTTTGAGTTATCTCGACCATTATAAAGATGAGGCTTGTGAAACGGTTGTCTTTTCTGACGGCACCATTGGTATCGAGCTTCACTTTCAATTCGAGACTGGACTGGAGACTGGAGAAGGAGAGAAAATTTCTATCGCAGGACACATCGACAGACTTCTCAAGCAAGACATCGGAGTATTTATTGCTGACCATAAGACGACTGTTCGACCACTTACTTCCTATTATTTCGACCAGTACAATCCTGATACTCAGATGACCATATACACCATCGCTGGAAACATTTGTTTTTCCACACCTATCAATGGTGTTCAGGTGGATGCGGTTGATATTAGGAAGGGAGAGTTTTCTCGTCAGCTTACTTTGAGAAGTAAGGAAATCTGTGAAGAGTGGTTGGCAGAATCTGAATACTGGTTCAAGCTGGCTGAGTTCTTTGCAGTTCGAGGAGTCTTCCCTGCCAATGATAAGAGCTGTAATAAATATTCTGGCTGTCCATTCAAAGCCTATTGCATAGCACCTCGAGGACTGAGGGAACAGATTCTGCAGGAAGACTTTGTGAAGAGAACTTGGGACCCGAGTAAACCGAGAGGTGGGGAATGACCACAAGACAAAATAGAAAAAAGAATCTCGATTGGCTTATTTGGTCAGCATTCTTTCTTACCTATTTCATCGGAGGTGCTTGGGCAATTGGTGCAGTCCTCCTTGTAATATTCATTTATTTTAACCTCTAAAAGAAAGGAAAAAGATGTCAACATTAGAAGACTATAAGGAAAAGAAACCTATTAAAATGCTGTTGATGGGAGATACCGGAACAGCAAAAACAGGTTCCTTAGCTTCCCTTGCAAATGCAGGCTACAAACTTCACATTCTCGATTATGATAATGGGCTGGATATTCTATCCACGACTGTCAAAAAGGAATGTCTCAAGAATGTAGAGTATGAAACTCTTACAGAGAAAAAGAAGGTTGTGAATGGAGAAGTTCTCCCTGCATTTTCTCCGAAGGCTTTTTCAAAAGGGCTCGCTCTTCTCACCGAGTGGGCAAACAAATACACCTCTCTTGAGGATGTGATTGTGATTGACTCGCTGACATTTATGTCCGACGCTGCCCTTGAGTTTGTGCAGGCTGGAACAGGTCACCTCGGAAGACAACCTGAAATTCAAGAGTGGGGAATTGCGATGAGCAAGATTGAAGATGTTCTTGCCATCCTCTATTCTGAAGATGTTCAGTGTAATGTCATCATCAACTCTCACATCAAGTACATCCAAGATGAGTCGACTGGTATTATGAAGGCTCAGATAAATACTTTGGGTACTAAACTTCCCCCGAAGGTAGGACGCTACTTTAACCATATGCTCCTTGCTCAAATGCAAGGGTCGAAGCGAATTCTCAAGACAAAGGCAACTGCCATTATGGGACTGAAGAGTCCGAACCCTCAAAAGGTTAAAGACTCTTACGATGTTGAGACTGGTCTTGCAGATTACTTCAGAGACGTGAAAGCATAGAGAGAATATTATTCTTCGAAAGAATATTATTCTTCGAGAGAATATTATTCTTCGAGAGAATATTATTCTTCGAAACTTAATCTAACTTAAATCTTAACTTAATCTATCTAAAAGGAAAGGAAATTAAAATGGTAGACTTTACTTCGATTTTATCTAAAACTGGTGCTGATTGTGAAAAACCTGTTGTTATTCCTGCAGGTGCTTATGATATGACAGTTGTCGGTTTCGCAACTGGGGAATCTGCAAAGAACAAAACTCCCTATGTTGAGATTGAAACGAAGATTGTTTCTCCTCATGAGGACGTTGATATGGAAGAGTATGCTAAAGTGAAGAATCCTCAGGACAGAAGTTTCAAAACAAAATTCTGGTTGTCCGAAGATGCTCTCTTCCGTTTGAAAGACTTCCTCATCAAATTAGGTTTTGAAACAGAGAACAGAACCTTCCTCGAAATGCTGAATGAAATGGCAGGTTGCTCTGTTGTCGGTATCGTAACTCACTCTTTAGGTCAAGATAAAGAAACCGTTTATGCCTCCGTTGATAAATTTATGAAGGCTTAATCAGAAAGGGGAGACTTCTAAAAGGGTCTCCCTTCTTCTTTAATCTTTAATAAAATCCTGAAGAATGAAAGGAATAAGGATGCAAAGTATTATACTTGACTCTGTTAAAATTAGAGCGAATCGGCAGAGAAAAGACCTTGGGGATTTAACCGACCTGAAGAAATCAATCCTCAACATTGGACTCCTCAACCCCATCATCATTGAGCAGGATAAGTCGGATGGACTTTTTTATCTCGTTGCAGGGGAAAGAAGATTCACAGCTTGGAGAGAGCTTTTTAAGGAAGGGAAGATGCCAGGGGAAATTCCTTGCAGAGTCTTCTCCGACTTAGACCCTTCTCAAAAACACCTCATTGAACTTGAAGAGAACATTAAAAGAAAAGAGCTGACTTGGCAAGAATACTGCGAGGCAGTTGATAAGATGTTTGAACTGAAAGGCTGTGAGACAAATGAAGAGCTTGCTGATTATCTTGGATTGTCTGTTCAAGCTGTTCAACGTGCAAGACAAATTTGGGCGAATAGAGATAACCCGAGAGTCCTCGCTGCAGATAATATGTCAGCCGCCCTCACCATCTGTAAGAGAGAAAGTGCAAGAAAGCTTGAGGCTGTTAAGAATTCTCTTGACCATTCTTTAATGAGTTTCCTTTTAGGGGACTCGGAGGAGCCTTCAACAGAATCTCAGAATGAGTCTAGAAATGAGTCTGTTCCCTCTGAAGATGGTGTTGAGCTTGATGACTGGGTTGATGAGGATATTGCAGGAACAGAAGATTCTCTAGAGGAATCCGTAAATGCCTCCATTATCTGCGCCGACTTCAAAGAATGGTCAGAACATTACTCTGGAAAGAAGTTCAATCTTCTTCACCTTGACTTCCCTTATGGAATCAATCACGACCGTTCTGGTCAAGGACACACCAAGGACTTTGGAACATACGAGGATTCTGAAGATGTTTATAAGAGCCTTGTGATGACCCTTCTGAAGAATGAAGAGAGAATCATCTCCTCTTCCGCTCACGTTATCTGCTGGTTATCTCTTAAATATGCTGAATGGACAAAGGAAATTTTTGCTCGTTATGGTTTCTCTTGCCTCGTCCAGCCCTTCATTTGGTATAAGGCAGATAATAAAGGTATCATCGCTGATGTTCAATGCGGTATGAGAAATGTAGGTGAGTATGCACTCATTTTCAATCGAGGTCGTTACCCTGTTCTCAAGAACATTTCCAACATCTACCCTCATCCTACTACAAAGAGATTCCACGCAAGTGAGAAACCGATTGGGATGCTCGATTATCTCTTCACCGCCTTTGTGGATGAAAAGACCAGACTCCTTGACCCGACCTGTGGTTCAGGTACATCTGTTATAAGTGCGATGAAGAAAGGAGCTGAGGAGGCTCTCGGTATTGAGATGGATAAAGAGTTTGCAGAGAAAGCGAACGAATGGTTGGAGCAAGAAAAGAGACAGTATGTTCTCTCTTCTTCCGAGTTAACTTTCAACTTTAATTTTCCTCAGAAAGGAGAATGAGATGGCAGAGGTAGTCGTTGTTACTGAGTTTCCAGGAAAGACTGACCTTGCAACTGGGAGACTTTTAAGTGGTGCGACAGGAAAAATCTTTTGGGAATTAGCGGAGGAATCCGGTCTTACCCAGCATCACATAACTGTTCTCCCAGTTATCTCTTCTCGCCCGGGTAGCGGAAAGATTGAAGACTTCTGTCTTTGTAAAAAGGATGCGGAAGTTCAATCCCAGATTCTTGGAAGAGGTAAGTATGAAAGAGCTTTTATAAAGACTGGAAAGTATCTTCATCCAAAGTTTCTGAGTGAGGTCGATAATCTTTTAGAGAATATAAAAAGAATCAGACCGAACATTGTAATTTGTCTGGGGTCTTTTGCAACGTGGGCTCTTCTCGATAATGGAAAGCTGACTTCTCTGAGAGGAACCGCAACTGAGTCAGTCTTTATAGAAGGTATGAAGGTGCTACCAACATACCACCCTGTCACCATTATAAGAGAATGGAAACAGAGAGTGATTGCAGGTGCGGACTTGATGAAGGCGGCTAGGGAAGCTAACTTTCCTGAAATCATTCGACCGAAGAGAACGGTGTATGTTCCAGAGAATCTTGAGGATATAGCTCTGATTGAAAAAACATTAAATGAGCAGAGCCGTCTCACCCTTGATATCGAAACCAAGAACAATCAAATCACCTGTATCGGTTTTGGAATTTCTCCTCAAGTTTCCTATTGCATACCAATCACAGATGGAAGAAAGCCTGATTGGAACTACTGGAGTAAAGATGAGGAAGTGTCCGTTGTCCGGATGCTTAAAAGAATCTGCGAGAACCCTGCTATAAAGAAGGAACTTCAAAATGGAGTCTATGATATTCAGTATCTCTGGTGGGTTTACAACATTAAGGTTCTTGGCTTTGATGATGACTCGATGATTATGTTTCATTCTCTCTATAGTGAACTCCCCAAGTCCCTCGGCTTTATGGGTTCGGTCTATACGAATGAAGCATCTTGGAAACTTATGAGAAAATGGGAAGAGAAGGAGGTGAAATAAAGATGACAACTGGAGAAGAACTTTTATGCTTCTATGAGGTTTTGTTCTGTCTCTTTATAGGCTTCTGTATTGTTGCCCTTTTTATGAAACTTAGATATGGAGATTCTATTTATGAGCGAGATGATGAATATGAGGTCACAGTTAATCCCAGGGGCAATATGGGAAAAGAACAGGGGAGAAAAAGATAGGGTCTATATAGAGTCTACCAAGACTTCCCTCTTACTCACCTCAAAGAATTTTATTGATGTGAGAGATGAGTTCGGCTCAAAGCCAATTAAACTTTCCGATTTTCTTGCTCAATATCATTTCATTGGATGGACGAGGATTGGAATACGCGAACTTACTTCAGACAAGAATTTAATTTTAGAAGGAGAAGAAGACGACAATGACTTGGACTGAAAAACAAAAGATACCTGCATTTATCTTTGACCTTGATGGGGTACTTGCAGATAACTCTGGCCGTCAACATATTCTGGAAAGAAACACTAAGCCGACAAGAGAAGATTGGCAAGAGTTCTTTTCCAAGAGTGCTGCTGACCAGCCCTTCTGGGATACCATTAAACTTCTGAAGAATCTTCAAGCCTCCAGTTTTGCAATCATTGTGGTGACTGGAAGAAGTGAAGATTATGAGGAGACCACCGCCATGTGGATGGAGAGCTATGGTATCTTTCCTAATAAACTCTGTCAACGCAGACATAAAGATTTCCGAAAGGATTGGGTTGTCAAAGAGGAAATCTGGCGCACCGAGATTGAGCCTTTTTATCAAGTCCTCGGGGTGTTTGAAGACAGAGATGAATGTGTCAACATGTGGAGAGATAAAGGACTTACCTGCTATCAACCACGCAAAGCAACCTATTGAAAGGAGGTCTGATGAGAGGATTCCGATTTGTCTGACTATTGGTTTCTTTTAAGAGGACTGTTTCATCTCTCCCCCGAAAGAGTCTTGACAGTCCTCTTTCTTTCATATAATATCGGAGGAAAGGAGAACTGGTATGAAAAAATTTCTGATAATACAAAAAGATGATGTAATCTTAAAGAAGAAACTGGAGGAAAGAAACAATGTTAGAATTTCACACAGAGAACTTTGAGCCATCTGACGAGATGACCAATCTGTGGGTTTATAACGGACTTGACTGTTGCCTCACCTATGAGATAATTGAAAAGCTCCGACCACTCTTTAATGAAAACACAGCCACACTTTACAAATGGGAGTTTTCTTCCCAAGCCGTAGCTCTTGAGATGATGTTCAAGGGAATCCTTGTCGATAAGGGAAAAGTGCATTCCCTCTTTCTCTCCACTCAGGCTGAGTATGACCATTACCTTTCCTATCTGAATAGACTGGCTGAGGCAGTTTGGGATGAGCCAATCAATCCTCATTCCCCAGCCCAACTCAAGAAATTCTTTTATGAGGCTATGGGTATTGAGCCTTTTGTATTCCGAGGGAAAGTTAAGACCGACCGAGAGGCTATGGAGAAAATCATCTCCATCTATCTCTATGCTCGCCCGATTGCGAAGTTGATTCTTCGCCTTCACGACTTAGGAAAAATTCTTTCAGTCTTAAAGACTGGCATTTCTCCTGATGGAAGAATGAGATGCTCTTATGCAGTTGCAGGTACGGAAACAGGTCGATGGAGTTCCTCGATGAATGTCTTTGATTCTGGTACCAATATGCAGAACATCACTAACTCCTTGAGAGAAATCTTCGTAGCTGACCCTGGAAAGAAACTTGCCTACATCGACTTGCAAGCTGCAGAGTCCAAAGCCGTTGGCTACATCACCGGTGATGAAAACTATATTAAAGCCTGTGATGAGGGAGATGCACACACGGTGGTTGCTAGGTTAGTATGGCACGACTTGCCTTGGACTGGTGATATTAAGAAGGACAAAGCAATCGCCTCGAACACACCTTTTTATAGAGAGAACTCCGTGCGTGATATGGCGAAGAGAGGTGGACACGGTACTAATTACTATGGTCAACCACCTACGATGGCAGGTCACCTCAAGATGCCGGTAGACGTGATTGCAGAATTCCAACGGAAATATTTTGAGAAGTTTCCAGGAATCCCTGCTTGGCATAAAAAGGTTATTCGAGCTGTTCAGCTTGAACATAAAGTAACAACCTGCTTTGGTCGAGAAAGAATCTTCTTCGGACGACCTGATGAAGCATCAACCTGGCGAGAGGCTATTGCTTTCGAGCCTCAATCGACCATCGCCGATACCTTGAACTTTGCCGCTTGGAGAGTACAGAAAAAGTGGCAAGGGAAGACCGTTGAACTGCTGGCACAAGTTCACGATGCTATTGTGGTACAGTATCCTGAAGAAAGCGAGGATGAACTTCTTCCTCAGATTCTGAAAGAGATGATTTACCCAGTACCCATCAATGGTCGTACTATGATTATTGGTGTTGATGCAGAGACTGGATGGAACTGGTCTCACTATGATGAAAAGAAGAACCCGGATGGAATAAGGAAGTATAAAGGAAATGACGAGCGAAAACGAAAAAATCTTCCAAACAACAACCCTCTCAACTGGAAATCTAATTGATGAGTTTGTGAAAGATACGAGAGGAACTGAAAGCCCAGAGCTATTTCGTAAATGGTCTGCGATTGCAGCTATTTCCGGCTTGGCTCAAAGAAGAATCTGGTGTGATATCGGGAAGGGGAAACTCTTCCCCAACCAGTATATTCTTCTTGTCTCCCCGCCTGGAGTGGGTAAATCAGTCGTTCTGAAGTTGGTAGACTCTCTTTGGTCTCTCAATCGAGGTATTCACATCGGCGATGAGACAACCACTATTGCAGGTCTTCTCGACTTTTTGCAGGACTGTGCAAGTCCAGTTTCAATGGAGGGAGTCCCTACCAACACCCACCCTATCACAGTTGCTCCTCGAGAATATGGAACTTATATGAAGGCTTATGACCTTGCAGTTCTCAACGTCCTCAATGATTTCTGGGATTGCCCGAAGAGCTTCTCTGAGATGACTCGTGGTGGAGGTAAGAATAGAATTGAGTATCCAGTTCTTAATATCGTCTCTGGCACCCAGCCGTCATTCCTGAACAATGTTCTTCCAGAAGAGGCTTGGTCACTTGGTTTCTGTTCTCGACTCATTCTCGTCTATGATTGGAGAGCTGAGACCCTTCGCACCAAAGACAGACTCAAACTTCCCACATTCCCTCTAGATAAATATAGAGAGTATGTGGATGCTCTTTGCTCTTTTGAGGGCGAGTTACTTTTCACCGAAGATGCCCTAGACTTTTTTGATACTTGGATTATAGATGAGAAGATGGCTCCAGTGCCGTACCATCCACGTCTATTATCCTACGTCGCTCGTCGGTCTGTGCATTGGCTGAAGGTGGCTATGTGTGTAGCCCTTTCATATGGTGAAAAGGTAATTACCCGCCCTCACCTCGAAAAAGCGAAAGAGCTCCTTCTTGAGATGGAGAGTATGATGCCTGACATCTTCCGAGATATGTCGAAAGAATCTGATAAGGATATTATTGATGAAGTGAAACTTGCCCTCATTCGTCTCACGATGAAACAAGATTCCTTCCCAGAAAGAAAGCTGGTTCAACTTCTCACTACTAAGGTATCTGCCCATCGAGTGTCTTACTTTGTTGAAACTCTTATTAGCGCAGGATATATAACCGAATGCGAGGCACCGAAAGGTCAGCTTACCCAGTGGGGCAATAAAGGCTTTAGATTTTTCAAAGCTGGTATTGACCTTAATCAAGGAGCAGGATTATAGAAAATGAAAGTATTTATTTATCGACCGGACTTGGAGGAACGCCCTTTTATAACTGAGGGGTTTCTTCTTGACCCTATTAAAAAGAAAACAATTAAACAAATAAGAGAGGAAAAAGAATGTTACGAGAGATTAAAATCGAAGATGGAATACAACTCGCTGAAGATACACAGAATGCTGGAGGTTCCTCAATAAACACACCAGAACTCTACAATCTTTTCGAAGAAGCTGTTGAAAAGAAAAAGGAAAAAGTGAAAGACCTTTCTTCTATTATGGTGGACATATCTAGAGTCTATCAGGGTCTTTCCTACTTCCTTTCCGGTTGGAAGGAAGGAACCTCAAGTGAGAGTCTGAATAGTCTTTTAACCGCCCTGATGGTATATGAAGAGGTGGCAACGAGAATGTTTGCTGAGAAGGGAATTGAGCTCTCGGAGGTTGAAAAATATTTGCGTAAATTTTTGAATAAAAATGCGTTTTGATTGTGGTTTGTTGTGGGTTGTTTTGGTTGTTTTGGGATTGTTTTCCGTGGGTGGTGTAATTATGCCACCCGTTTTTTTTTGTGGGTTGTGTTGGGTCAAAAATAAAGACGGCTCAACCCAATACGAGCCAAGCCGTCCCAGCACCCACAACTCATCCATCTCAAATCAAATTAAGACTTCCTAGCGTGGTTCCCCAAACTCCATAATAATCTTTATTTCTCTCCACAGGTGTAAGGAATCTATTTTCCAATTTCCTATTTGCACCATTCATCACACTTCCTAAATCAACACCATCAGCGAGACCTCGTTGAATCACTCTAAACATCAATCGACCATCTCCGTTAAAGAGAGCCTCCGACATCACATCAGAATATCTCGAGGTGAGTTCACTTCTCTTTTCCTTATCCTTCCAGATTGCATTGGAAATTTCAAGTGCCTGAGAAACTCTCGTTGAAGGAAGGTTGAAGTAAACATAGGCTGCTTTTTCAATCGGGCTCATATCAAGCACCTTACTTCCTGAAGAAGAATAGAGGGTATCATTGATTACCTGAGTTGTTCGATAGAGCATCTTTGGTGCAAGAGCTCTTGCAATCTCCCTTCTAAACTTCTCATCATTGGCAGGATTCAGTCCGGTTGTAGAATAGTAGTCTATTGCAGAATCGAGGGAGTTCCAAAGAGCCTTCAGTCTATTTCCCCAAACCATTCCTATAAAGCGTTGAGTTTCCTCACCTGGGTCTCGGAATGGAGAGTTCACCTGACTTTGAAGGGAAAGTCCAAAGGCTCCAGGAATACCATATAAGAGGAATGAACTTCCAACCGAGTCTCCCCAACGATCATAGAGAAGATTAGACATCTTATCATCCCCTGCCCATTCGGCGAATCTCTCAACGGCTGCACCAATTTCACTACTCCCTGCGCCACCAAGAAGAGATGTTGCAAGGTTAGAGTACATATAAGGTTTCCAAGCACCATACTTCAATCCAGCTTCTAAATACTGCATTTGCCAGCCGACATAGTGCATAGTCCAGTTCTTAAAAAGACCCCAGGCTCCTCCAACTGGCCCCTGCAGAATCCGTGCCCTATCCGAGGCTGCAAATTGGAACATAGTGTTCTCGGTAAATTTCCTTGCAGCGGAATAGACTTGCTCCTTACTGAGCAGTCCCGCATCCGCTAGGGAGTTAAAATACTTATAGCCTACTGTAAGAGCATAGCCACGAGATGCTTGTTCAGAGAATGTTGGTAGCATTGTGGACATATTCATAATCATTCCAGAGAAATTCTTTTCCCTTATCGATTCTGTCAATCCTTTAGCCAGACCAGAGTTTTCCCCAATGTAGCTCTCAATAAACCTCGGCGAAAGTACACCATCTCTAACCATCTGTTCAAGGAATTCTGAGAATCCTTTTTCCCCTTTAGGATTTCCCATCAACTTTAAGGACTCCCACATTATTTTGAGAGGAGACAGTGTATGTACCTGCATCGCCTTCCCACTCTTTGAAATAAGAGGGACTCCATCATAAGCCCATTGGAGAGCAGAAGGACATTCCCTCAGAAGAGAAAGGTGAGGTAATACTGTGGTAATCGGCTGAAGGATATTAGCGAGACCATAGGCAAGGTTACCAAATCCTAAATCTAGATGCACCGAAGCCTTATTAACCGCATTGACAATCTTGGAGGCGGAATCGGTTCCCAGAACAGGGGCTAATATAGAGTCTGTGGTTTTATTAACCAGCTGAGAAAAGATGCCTTGTTTTCCTTCAAGAGTGTTCAGGGTATCTTGAAGCATCACAGCCACTTTAGGATTGTCAATACCCAGAGTAGCAATATCTTTCTCCAGCACCCTGCTGTTAATCTCATTCGCCATCCAGATATATTTATTTTCTAGCGAGTATGAAAGGCTTTGAAGAAACTCCTCAGCACTCTTTGCAGTATTGTAACCGCCAACACCAGACCTCGGACGGAAGAAACCTGCCATCTTTACATCAGGATGAAAGTCATTATATCTCGAGGCAAATTCATTAGCCAAGGAGAACTCATCTGATGAAAGGAGTTTCTCTTGTCTCAAGTCTAGATTTCTTTCCTTTGTCCAGTATTCACCGAATCTCCAGTCTCTTCCTTCCTTCTTAGCTTCCTCAATAATTCCTTCCGCCAGTTTCTTAATTCCCTTTCTATTTTCTCCACCGACAATATAAACCAGGTTTCCTTTTTCATTCAGAATCCCTTGGCGAAGAGAACCATTCCAATAATGGGAGATACCATAATGACCTTTTCTCAGTGGGAACAATTTCGCATCAGGTATATGAAGTTTCTCCGCTGTAGAAAAGAGTTCCATTATAGCTCTATTATGAATCCCTTGAAGGGAGGAAAGAACATCCATACCCTCAACTCCTAGAGAAGATTTGAGGAGGTCATCTGTGAGAACCTTTTCATAGGGAATCTCTCTATCAATCACATCCAAGAAGGCATCAAATTTCTCCGGAGATTTTTCAGCCAGCAGTCTCAGCTTATTTGCAAAGGCAGATGGGTCATCTCTTTTAATTCCCTTTGCAACAACTCCAAGGAGAGAATCTCCACCAACCTCTGGTTTTCCATAGACCAGTTCCTGAGCCTTCTTCTTTCCATTATCAAGAGTGCTCTGTGCAACCGCATAGATTTTTCTCGCAAGTGGATGGTTCTTGAATTTAAAGACAGTCGGTGCAAAGTTTCTTTTAGAGAAATCGGAAAGATTACTGAGGAGTTCACTTTCCGCCAACTCACCAAGTCCAAGTGTTTTTCCCAGTTGGGTAACACCCTTCTTTCCAGCCTGCCACAAAGTACCCTCTTGTCCCTTCATACCAGCCACACCGACATCGAGAAGTTCATTCAATTTAAGGGTCTTATCAAGAACATTCTCAGCATCCCCAGTTGGCTTATAGATTGTATCAGGGTCTCTCCAAGCAGTTTTCTCAACTACTGCTTGAAGTTCCCCAGCACCCTTCACAAACTTCCCGGGAACATCGGTTTTAGTCACAAACCATTTTCCCTCAGCACCAGTCTTTCTCGCGAGCACATAAAGACCATCCTTCTCTTTACCCATTCTCCAGCCTTCACCAACTTCCGGAAGAGTATTTACAATTTGTGTATCAATCTTCTTCGCAAGAGTCGGGTTGGAAACCGAGATGGTTCGAGGGAATTGAGCATATTCAATCCAGTCGTCCGGAAGAACACCAGTCTTTTTCAGAGAAGAAATTTCCCCTTCCAACTCCCTCAGCGAGTTGAACCCAATATCCTTATTGAGAGAAAGTGTTCGGCTCTTTATCTGGGAAGTTCCCTTAAAGACCGTATTCATAATTCTAGCAGAGTTACCAGTATCCCCATCGAGCGAAGAGACCATATGGGCTCTGCCTTCTTCCTTAATCTGTCTTTCCAATTTCCAGATAACTTTCTCCACTTCCCTCTTCACATCTTCATCAGCCGTTTCTGCGAAAACCTGCTTTGCCTTCCGGAGATTCATCTGCCAAGAGTCTTCCGCAGAGAGTTCCCTCAGCTGAGAAGGAAGTTTAATCCTCTTACCCCCTGCGGAAATCTTACCAATCAAGCCACCAATACCGGCACCAAAGGCTGTATCAAGAGTAGCATTAGCGAAACGTTCACCAGCAGTTCCACCCTCCAAATCAGTACTTTCTTGAATTCCGTAACCGATAGCCTGACGACCAAATTCAATTGGGGCAAGAAGAGCGGCTTCCTGAGCCGCCTTAGCAAGAAAAGGACTCTTAGCTACCTTTTCCGACTTTGCCAGACTCTTTGCCCACTTACCATACTTCTCGGTCTTTGCGAGAGCTCCCATTGCCTTCACAGTACCAAAGCCGAGAGGTGCCAGTTCAGTCACCAGATTCATTTTGGGGTTTTCCGCTTGCCATTCCCTCAAGTCTTCATCAGGACTTTCAAGGCCGAAAAGGCCGAGGGTGCTATTCCACACCAACGACCTAGCCAGGTTCTCTATATAAGATTTTTCAGACATAGTATTTTCCTTTATTCTTCAGACATTGGAAGCATTCCCATCGCTTGAGAGATATAACCTTGAATGAAAGGAATCTTATCTTTATCAGGATACAGCATAGCAGCCATATTGGCTTTCTGCAGTATCTTCTTCGGAGTCATCCCTTTCAAATTCGAGTCCAGCATATCTATCATAGCAGCATTCGTGCCGACCGTTCTTGCCTCACCCTCTTTATCAATCTGCTGGAAATGAAGATTACCAGAAGAGTCTCTCCAATACATCTTGTTTCCACCAAGAGCCTTCGGTTGTCTTGCCTCCCAGTTAGCCAATTCAACCTGAGTTCTTTTGAAGGCATCAGCAGCTTTCATCTCCTGCAAAGCAATATCTTTTGCAATCTTCCACTTTTCATTCTCAACTCTATCGGATTCCCTTGCGTTCCAGACATCTGCATTATTCTTCGCCCTTCTATTAAAGGCTTCCTGCATAACCTGACCAGCCCTGCTAAAGTCCATATTCACCAAATCCGCATTCATCAGCATATTTGCCATCACCAGCTGAGGATTGAAAGCTTCCTCTTTATAATCAGGACTCTTTACTGCCTCAATCTTTTTATAAATAGCATCCCAGTCAGGACTTTCATACTTTATCTCAGGGAAAGGAACAGATTCGCCAGGCATTCCAGCACCAGTTTCACCTCCCAATCCACTTCCACCGCCTGAAGCGATATAGGTCTCCAGCCAGTTTTTCATCTGTGGGTCTTCTTTCTTTTCCCCAGCGCCAGAGAAGAGGGATGCCCACCATTCACCTGTGTCGTGAGCGGTAGCGATAGCAAGTTCTCCATAATCCTCCGGACGATTGACCACATCAGAGAGGTATTGGTTAAAACCCTTTTCGGCAATCTTTCTCTTTGCATTGGAAGCCCAGTTGGCGATGGAAGCAGCGCCAGCACCAATTGGGTCACCAATGTAGGACTGAAATGCTCCAGGAACCTTGGTGGTTTGATAAGCCCAGTCGCCAACCCTTTCAGCCGTCGCATCGAAAGCCTGTTTGCCAAGTTTATCCCACCGAGCAGCCTCGTTCTTTTGATTCATAAGAGACTGTTGACGGTTTTGAATACTCTCTTTCTTAACAGCATTGAGGGCATCAAAGAACATCTTAATATCTTTATTTCTTTGAGCCCCTTCTTCTCTATGCTGTTTCAATTCTTCATTTCGTTTATCAGAATCAAAAAGAGCACTAGCTCCTATTTTAGCCTTAGCCCAATCAATGAAATCTACCATCTCTTATCCTCCCATCATAGCTGCGAATTGAGTTGGATTAAGTTGACTCATATTACCAAGTCCCATTCCAAAGCCAGCACCTTGCATAGCACCTTGAATCCCGTTTACCCAAGGAACAACTGAGGACGGTTTCGTAGTCTGGCCTGCACCCATAGCACCAGCATAGTCCATAGCCAACTGCCACAGGTAATTGCTCTTTGCCATATCGGCTTGTTGCTGTTGATTAGCAGCATTGACAAGCAAATTGTTCCCTGCCGTACCAGCATTAAGATAATTGTTCAATGAAGCTGCATCCATCCCAAGAAGTCCTGCAGCCTGAGCCCGTCTTTGAGAAATGTCCGCTGCAGCTTGATTAGTAATCTGATTCTCAAGATTTTTATTGAGCCGTTCACGCGTGAGCATATCTCTCGAACCACCATAAGCACCAGCATCAATAGCGGCACTTCTAGACGCCGGGATAAGTTCATTTCGAGTCTGCTCAATCAATCCAGCCGTTTCTCCTTTCAGCTGATCTGCAATACTTTCAGTTGCCATCTGATATCCCAGACCTAGGGAGTTCGCTGCAGCACCAGTCAGGTATTTATTATAAGCACTATTCGGGTCTTTAAGACTATTTGCAAAGTTTATATTCCCAGTAATGCCTTGCTGCATTTCAGGAATATAATCTACCCAACCACCTTGAGCCTTACTATAGGCATCCCGAATCTGATTCCGTACACCAGTCAGGTCATTGTAATAAGCATTGTCTGCCTTTTTCTGAGCGTTTCCTTGAGCCAAACCAGCCACCCCACCAGCGACCCCACCGATTGCAGCTCCAATTCCACCTGCACCCATTATTTAATCTCCTTTCTTGTCAAGAGGCACATCTTGCCAAGTCTGTCCGCCATAAATCTCTGGGGAACAAAACCCAGCAGCTTTGCCATTTTTAAAGCCTTTTTATTCTCACAAGGAGTAAGTCCGAAAAGGAACTTAGCCTCCGTATTCTTGCTAAACATTTTAATAGCTTTTTGGCAGTCTGTCAAGGAGCTCCTTGCACTTTCTGAACTCC